ACCACATTTCTTACATTTAATTGTTTTCTCTAATCGAAATTCTTTATTAGCTTTTAAAAGATAATCAGAAATTTCTTTAAGTAATTGTTCTGTTAATTCACTAACAATTATTAATTTGGTTGGCAAATCAACATCAACAATTTCACCTTTAAAATCTACATTTTTAATACTACTTGCAACACCTGTTATTACTCTATCTTCTTTAACATATTCAAGAAGATTTTTATAATCCATTATTGTTAAACTACCTAACATCAAACTGGTATTTTCACTTACTTTAACAACATTGTTTTTCTTTTCTTTATCAACTTTAAGGTCTTTAAAGATATCAATAGGTAAATCATTTTTTTCGTTACATGTACTATTTTTACATCTAGCAACTAATTCTATAATATCTCCTTGAGATTTTGCCCTAATGTTTAATAGCAACCAAACAAAATCATTCATTTCTAATTGACCTAATGGAACCGGACATTTTAATACAATAACATCCAATAATCTCATAATTGAATCGAAATTCTTTATATCACTATCTTCATTTTCTTCCTTATCAATTACAATAACTTTTTGGTCTTTTCCTTTCAAGGGTCTAAAAACGATGTTCTTCTTTGGATTACTAATCATTGGAATAGTAAATTTTATAGTATTTTCCTGTACATCCTTAATGATATCTTCAATTTTTGACATTTGGTGTTTCCTCCATTATTAAATTGTTATAACTACTAAGTATTTATATAAAACGAAAAGGCGATAGAATAATCTATCGCCTTGTAAGATTAGTAAAAAAATTAGGATTCTACGATAAGATAATTATAGTCGTATTCAAAATCTATTTTTAATGTGTTTATGTCTTTGTTATTATAAGCTAAAGTTATGTCTTCAAGATTTGAAACCCAAGCACCGAAAAATTGCCATGAAATCAACTTGTTACCAGCATTATCCAATTGATATAATTTGAATGAAGATTTATACTGTGAAGGAAATGCCGCTATGTTTGTTAATGTACCAACTACTAATTCATTCCATGCTCTGAATTGCTTATAAACATCATAGTTATCATCAATACGAAGTGTACAACTCCATGTTGGAAACTTTACAAATCCTGCTAAATTAAGAGGTTGACCTGCATAATTTGAAGGAACTGGTGCAATGTTATAAGAAGGAATTTCTGTACTTTCAACCAAGATATTAACTAAAGCAGACGAACCAATTACGACAGGAAATATTAATTCTGCTTCGAACTGATAAGCCCTAGCTAATTCCCGAACATTGGCTAAAAATTCTTGTAATCTAAATGCCATTTTAATCTCCTATTATAATACCGTAAGAGTATTATTATCGTATTGAATTGTTACATCAGCTTGAATTGGTTCCCGGGTTTTTGTATCTAATCCAGTAACCGTAAGATTTGTAGGCCATGCTCCATTTAAAGTAATTTGGATTATTCTATTACCACCGTTATCCAATCTATATAAATTGATATTTGATTTATATTGTGCAGGAAAAGCTGAAATATTAGTTGCTGTACCGTGGACTAATTCTTGCCATGCTCTCCAACTCTTTAACAAATCATAATTGTCATCAATCCTGAAGTTTCCTGTCCATTGTGGATATGTAATGTTGCTTGCTAATTTATATTCCATGCCCATGAAAGCTAAATCACCAGTAGGGTCAATTTTTCTTCCGGGCTGAGTGCTAGAAAAAATAAGCATATTAATCAAATTTGAACTTCCGATAATTACCGGAAATACAACTTCAAGTTCAAACTGATACTGTCTTGCTAATTCTCTAACATTAGCTTGAAATTGTTGTACTGTAAATGACATTTTTATCTCCTAGTTTAAGATGTGCGGTAAGATATGGGAGGAATTCACATCAACCTGTTGGGCTGTCCCGCACGCAAATCTTTATATTTCTTCTAAATAATTTGAAGCTTTTAAAAGTAATATAGAATTATCTTTTAATAATCCAATCGCTCTATTACATGTAGAACATAATAAACCTCTTACTTTACCTGTTTCATGATTATGGTCTACCGATAAAGTTCTTATTGTTCCACTTTGATGTTTAGATATTTCAGATTTATTACATATAGCACATAAACCGTTTTGATTTTTAAATAATTTATTATAATCTTCTATTGTTATACCAAATTTCTTTTTTAAATCTCTACTTTTAAAATAATCAAAATTATTTTTATGATATTCTTTATTATATTGTTTATGATATTCTTTTGTCATTTAATATCCTTATACTGTTACTTCTGTTAAGTCTACACCTGTCTTCGTTGCTACGAAGTTAAGAGTAATAAATTCTGCTGCTGGTACTGGTGAAACCAAGATGTTAGCAATGAATTGTTCATTGTCAATTACTTGTGGAGTATTAACCTTTGCACTTACATCTACTAAGAATTGACTAATACCCTGTTGACCTTGAATACTATTCAAGAATGGATTAATCATATTCAAGAATATTGATTGTGTCAACGAATCATTTTGTTCGAATACAACATACATTGCAGCTGCAGCAATTGCAGATTCCATATACAAGAAGAGTAACCGAACATTAATACGAGAAAATGCAGATGCTTGTGTAACCATTGTCTTTTGACCCCAAATAAGAATACCTTGTCCGGGGAAATTAACAATTGGATTAACTTGAGATTGATACTGTTGGTCACGATATTGTTTCTTTGGATTCCAAGCAAGCTTGATAACACCTGTAAGAATACCACGATTCAATCCTGCTGGTGCAAACCAGGGTGCGTTACGGTCTGCTGTTAATGCATAGATACCCGCAACGAAACCACTAGAAGGAACCCAACGATTTTTATCATTGTATTGGTCATAAATATATAACCAGTTACCATATATTGCAGAATAACTAGAATTAATATTAGTTGCATTTCTATAATCAACGGTTGCTTGAGAATTATTAGCATCTGATTGATTAGGACTAATACTAGGAACTGATGAATTATAAACAGTATTCATTGAGAACGCTACGTCATGAACTGAAATACAATCTGCTCTTTCATTAGCAATACCTGCGATAGTTGTTGGTAAACCGTCTGTAATTGATGTATTAGAACCACCAATTAGATAATTTATTTTAATTGCTTCTGTGTTATTGAAAAGTTCATAACCTGCTTCAATATCTCCTGCTGTAGTCGTACCATCTGCACCACCAGAAAGATTTGTTGAGGCAAAAGAAGGAGCAATTTGACCTTGTAAATTAAAGTTGTTAAATGCAACAATATAATTTGAACTTGTATTAATAAGTTGATTGATGTAAATATTATTTCCAAAAGTATCCAATGTATTTGGTGTATCTGAAACAAGGAATTGCTCTTGAATAGAATAAGTAACACCATCACTATTCAATGTACTAACGAAGATAACATATTCAGTTGAATTTGCTGGGCCGTATTCGATTAAACCAGAGAATTCTGCGGCTGCACCTGACATTACACCAGCGGAAGTTCTGTTATTCCAATCTGTATAATTTACCATACCAACTTGAATATTAGCACTACCATAAGCACCGGGATAAATTCCATAAAAATGAAATTTGTCACCAGATACACTAAATGTTTCTGTAATTGATTCCCAATTTGTAATAAATTCTGGTATACCTGAAGTTGTTATAGTTAATGTTGAAGTCAAAGATGCGTTTGTTGCAGTTAGAGCGTCACATGCTCTTACGAAATAACAATTTTGACCATAAATCAAGAATCCTGCTACGGTGAAGAAATCTTGATAAGTTGTATCAGTTGGCGGGCCAAATAAAGTTTCAAATGAATTTGGGTCAGTTACCAATGTATATTGATTTGCTGGCCCCCAAATTGATAGACCTACATATGCAGCTACGCTAGTTGCTGGAGGTGTTACAGTTGGAGCCTGATTTGTTTCTATTACTTGAACGCCTGCGCTTAATTGTGTTGCCATTTTATTATCTCCTTGTTAATTAGTGTAGGTCTTTTTAATTCCACTCTGTCCATACTTGTAATGCACCAAGACCACCAGCACCAACTATTTTATAATATTGTGGTGTTACATTTCCGGGTAATACCCAAAATCCTATTTGAAAATTTCCTATACCATTTACCGAAGCTACAAGAGTGCTTGGATTAATTGTTGAATCACTATATGCTAACATACTTGCACTACTAGCAAAATTGTAACAAACTGCTACATATTTTGCAGTTGAACCAGTATATTCATATGTAGTACCAAGAGCATGTACACCAAAAGCAACGTGTGTTACTGTTGGGGCAGAACCTGCTGTTTGAGCATATAATACAGATTTTGTATTATCATGCGTATTATCAACATTCCCTAAACCAATATTGGAAGGGGTTATTACAATATTTGCAGTTCCATCAAAGGCAACACCGCTTATGGTTCTAGGTGTGGCTAATTGATTTGCTTTTTGTGCAATTCTACTTGTACTACCATCATGGTTATGACCTGTAGATGGATTCCATGATATAGTTATAACATTTGGATATTGCCCATCATCAGTAGGAACCTCATACAAAATACCTGTATGATTATCATTCCAATCGTTATTTCTAACAATCGTAGGGTCAGAACTTTGAGTTTTGCTTACTGTAAATTTATGTTTTACGGACATGCCATATACCTTTTAAAGTATTTATATAATTAGAAAAATTACTATGTAACTCTCATATCAAGAGGTGCATCATCTAAAGTCTCAATTTCTCCTTCATCCTTCAATTCTTTAACTATTTCTTTTACTTCATCTTTTATATCATCATCCTCTAAGTAATTGGTTTTAATTATAAAAATAGCCCAAATCATAGAAGTAACACAATCATCATTTTCCCCTTCTTCTGCTCCAAATTTTCCGGGTTTCAATTCTACATATCTTGATAATTCATATATAGTATCAGAATCACAAATTTCTAATTTAAAATCTTCCATAAGCTGTTTTACAATATCGTTTGCTAAAGATTTGGTTCTTGGTGTACTCCTAATACCGATATCTATACGATTCTTGGTATTATAATTCACCAAATTTTCATATTCAGCATCGTTCCAAATGTAATCTACCACAGCTTGCCCAATGTCATTGTTTTCAATCATAATATATGCATTATTAAACATCTTTGCAATTTCAACCACATATTCAGCAAAATTTCTTGTCGTTTTGTCATTTACTCTATAAATGGCAACTTGCCTGAATGGATATGTGGTTATATCGAAAACATTAGCAACTGAATAATCATTACCTGTTCCTTTGGCACTATCAACCCCGACAACATAAGTTCTACCCTTTATCAAAACATCATCTACTTTTCTATCAATGATTGGTTTAGCATATATCCTAAATTTACCTTCTTTAAGGATTTCAACAGCATCTTGAATATCCATCATTTCTATGATAGAACCCTTTACAAGGGTTGAGGATGAACCTAAGAAGGCACAAGCATATTCCTGATTGAAATGTTGTTCTCCTTTGTTCTTAATAACACTTTGCCTAAACTTTTCATCTCTTCCGGGAACTTCATTCCATTTGACTTCTACAGGGAAGAATTCACTTCTTTTCTTTATAGCCTTTTGCCATAATTCATAGAAATGATTCATACCTCTACTTGTTGAGGTTACAATAATCTTGGATTCAACCGAAGCTGAAATAGTTGGAAATACAGTATCCAAGAAGGCATCAATAATACTTCTCCTAATCTTTGCATATTCATCTATATAAAGAATACCGTTAACAGTTAAACCTACAATAGCATCGGCACTAGTAGCAGAAGCAAAACAATGACAACCATTCTCAAGTTGCATAGAGGTCTTATGCCATTCGTCCACACCTATCTGTAACCAATAAGGAAGTAAACGATAGGCAAGTTTTATCTTTTCAAGAATTTCTTTTGCGGTTGCTAATTTATTTGCTAAGATTGCGGATTTCTTATCTTTACTAAAGATTAAGGAATGAAGTATGAAAACTGCTGCCGACATGGATTTACCGGACTGTCTACCTGATTTGGCAACAGAATATCTATTCTCGGCAAAAGCTTTAATCATCCGAAGCTGATAAGGTCTTAACTCACAAAGAACTCTTCCCTTATCAGGATGAATTACAAAAACATAATTTCTTGCAAAATATTCAATATCAACTGCACATTTAGACATTTCTAAAACTTGTTCTTCAGTAAATTCAACTATGATATTTGCTCGTTTGAGACCCGGAATTTTATCATAGCAACAATCAAGAGGTAATTCTTTTAATGTACCTGATACTGTTACTTTACCTTCTTCATCTTTTCTATATTTTTTGGCTCTATGTAGTGGTTTTCTTCCCATATAGTTATTTATATTAAGAATTTTTTACTTGACAAATTGAAAAGAAACCGTTATAATGTATTCCATGATGCCAATACCTATAATATTATATAGTGGAGTTTATGGTTCAGGAAATATTTGGATAGATATTGCTTATTCTTTTTTTGCCATTCCTATTTTAATATGGGCTATTTATGAATTATGGTCAATATATAAAGAAGAAAGAGAAGATAGAAAATTCGAAAGAGAAGCATGGTGCTTTGATATAGATATGTTTAATGAAGCTATTAAATTCGCAAAGGAGATACTTTACAATGAAGCTTGAAGATATAGGATTTTATACGTTGAGCAACTATAGGGCAGTAACATCTTCAATTCATATTTTATCTGGGATTTATGGAGAGGTGGGAGTATAAAAGAATTAGGTTTATATTCCAGAACTCTAAGTGTTACTTCACCTGAAGGAAAGAAATTATTGCGTAAATATTCTATTGGTTATTGTAATGCTGAAGATTTAATGTGTAGACCGAAATATCATCAATATGCTATTATGTGTAGACATCCTGAAACAAATGAAAGTTTTTGGTTTCATATATTTAAATTCGATTTCGAAGAGGTTTTTATGGAAAATAAAATCAGAAATAAAAATTTCAATTGTGAAGGTTCTAAACGCTCTGGAAAAAATGGAGCTACCAACAATTTGAAAGCAGTTCAGAGAAGTGTAAAAAAGAAGGTTAAAAGAATTATGAAGAAAATGGAGGAAAAAAATGTATAAATTTATAATTGGTATAATCTTTTTTGTTATGATTATTGGTTGTGTGAAAAGAGAATATAAATTTAAAGAAGGAGATATTGCTTGTTCAGTTTTAGGTGGTCAAACTCTTCAGATAATAGATTTATATACTGATGGAGATTATGGTGTAAAAGATGCAAATCATAAATTTTTTATTGTTAAACCATTTGAAATTGAAAGTTGTATTAATATGCATAGGAGATAAAATGAAGATAGATTTCTTAATTAGAATACATTCTTTTTGGATAGGATATCATTATTCTCCTAGAAATAAAAGATTGTGTATTAATCCAATACCGTTCTTTACTATATCTCTTACTAAAGAAGGCGGTAAAAGACCTATTAAGGGAGAATATTAGGATAAAATTCACTACATACTGAAGGTATAATAGTTGTATTTATTGGTAATTCATGATAATCACCGGATATTTGAGGTTCAATCGTATTACTTATTATTTCTTCTCCACCACTAACTTGATATACATTATCTGTCCATCCAGATACCGTATCAACTAATGTTACAGGGTCTACCCATTCTGGAAGAACATTGTAATCGTTTATATCTAAACCAGAAACAGCAAAATTATATGTGGTTTCTATTGTTTGTGTTTCTAAGATACCCAAATCCAATTTAACATATTTAATAATATCACTAATTTGAATTGGTAAATAAAAATTACAATCTACATCAAAAGGAATTTCAAATTCAATTTTCTTGAAAGCTTCTTCAGGTACTTCATCCATAAAATTAGGCTGAACCGTTCCACCACATAATACCTTTAAGTCTCTAGTTAAACTTGGTAAGAAATCCCATTCTTGTATTGTTATATTTTTATATGGATTGAATTGAGGTAATACTTGTTCAAGTATCATACTCATTTCAGACATATGCATTGAAATGATACCTAACGAATAACTAATTTTCCACGGACTACCAGAAAATATTCTTTGTGTATTACTATTCATATCAACATAATTATAAATAGGACTATCGAACCCACCTCTGACTTTTTCTGGATTATAAGTTATATTCTTAATGAACAAAGCTATCTGTGGAAGATGTTGATTAAACCACATCTTATTAGCTTCTAAGTTATCAGTTAAATAAGGAATGAATTTTTGTTTATGTACAAAACGAATAGGAACAGCCCGAAATTCAAGAATATTTCCTTTATTATCTCTTTTAGCTACTTGTAATCCACCAAATAAATTAATCATTGCCAAATTAACTTTGCGTAATATATCGGTGAAATAATAGGTTTTGTCTAACATTTATAAATACAAATCCTTAACTATAAAATTTGTTCCCATTAATTTTATCAAATAAATCTTTTTCATAACCAGTAAATTTTCTTTCATCAAGAAATGATTCTATCTTCACTTTTACTTTCTTATCATTCAACCATTTTTTAGGAGCATCTTTAAATTTAGGTTCTTCACCAGTAGCAGTTGCTTGAGCAACAATAAGACCATTTGCCATACCATGCATATATGGGTCGTAATCATAATTTCCTTTTGAACTAGCTATGTCTACAAGATTCTTTAAATCATCTATAAATTTTTTGAATGTCATATTAATCGAATAGATTACTATCTACCTTTATTCTAAAATCATTTTTCATATATTTTTTAACATTAGAATTATTTTTAACAATATTTTTTATTCGTTCTACTTCTTGTTGTGTTAAATCTGCTTGTTTCCAATCCCAAAGACTAATCTCTACTAATTTTGTTCTAGGAAATAAAATAATTGAAATAGCACCATTCTCTTTATTCTTATTCATACGATTCATTACAGGTTCATGAATTGTTTCAGTTTCACCATCCCATGCAAATAAATCGCCCTTTTTATCAAGAATAGCTCTAACTATTTTTGGATTATTTTTAGGCTCACCTGAAGTTGGATTTAAAAACACTTCAACTATTTGACCATTTAATTTATAGGTGTTATAATATTCTTCTTCTAAATAATCTTTAAAACTCATATTCTACCTTATACATGATTACCATCACCAACTGCTACAGATATATTATTTAATAATCCTTCTGTTATAACTTTACCCATAAAACCTCTCCATTTTTCTAATTTATTAGGTTTTGTTATAACACGATAATAATATCTTTTCATTCTTGCCGTAAACAACCATTCATTGCTTCGATATCTTGGGAATTCCAAAAATATTATACTAGATAAAAGATTTAATATAAAATCTAATGGCGCAAAAATTCCTAACAAAGTATAACCAAAATATTTTGCTAATCCTTTTAATTGTCCAATGGCTTGAACTTTTTGTAGAGCCATAAGCGCACAAAAACCAACCCAAACAATAAAACAAAATCCTACAAATCCAATTATTGTTTTAAATATTATTTCTAACATTTACTTCTCCTTATCATATGGTTCTAATAAATCTTCAGTCCATCTTATTTTAGGTCTTCCAGATTTATCTTTCCAAATTACACAATTTGATGTTGGAGGTCTTTCTATAACTAATCTATATACCCAAAGTCCTTCTCTATTTTTTCCATCGTTATTATCTATAATAAAAAATTTATTTTTAGCTATTTTATGACCATATTCACCACTCAATATTAATGGAGTAATACCATTTTTAGGTTTAACCCTAGAACCATTTGGAAATTTGGGAGGATTATCAAATAAATCTTTTCTTTCATATTCTTCAAAATTCATTTTTATGCCTTGTATTGTCTCTCTTCATTATATTTAATAACTCTATTTTCTGGATATTTTTCTGTATTATATTCAGCTTTAACTTTTGCTAAAATCGTATCTTTATTGCCATTAATTACTGAACCAACAATCTTAGCATAAAGATTGTTTGAAAAATCAATATCAGCTTGAGTTACAGGTGGTTCTATCTTCATCATATTTGCTTCACCTACTTCAGAAACAAACATACCTGTATAGAATCCTTTTAATTTATTGTGTTCAACATATTTATCAGCATTACACCAAATGAAAATACTATTATCTTTTTCTTCTAAATATTTAGCTAAACTATCATTTATAATAAGACCATAACCACTACCGAATAATCCAGAGGGGCCGCCATGACCCATCATAATAATTCTATCATGTTTTTGAATAGCTTCTATCATATCGGCAGGAGAAGCAGCTTTATGAAGAATATCAGCTTTTAAATTAGCATAAATTGGCTTTAAGAAATCTGTAGTCTTATCAGTCATGTGAATAACTAAATTAGGATGATTATATTCAACTTTTGCATATTCAATTTTAGTATATTCTTTAAAAGTTCGTCTTTGTTGCTTCATGAACTTCTTATAAAATTTTCTATCCTCTTTAGAAAAATCATCCCAATATGGAGGTTTGCCAGTTTTTTCTAAACTCTTAGCTCTTTCAATACCTCTATCTTTACCTTCTTGATATTCCTTCCACCAATCATCATATGAAAAATGGTCGGTATCTCCCTTTAGGTAATCCTGATATTGTTTACTATCCCACCATTTTTCTTCTTTCTTTGCCATAGGTTCTTCTTTCTTTGGATTACTCCCTAAATGATTTACTCTATCATACCAATGACTGTGTGCTTCGAAATAGGTTAATTGACCTTTTTCATATGCTTGATATTCTGGACTACCTTTCCAATTATCTTTACTTTGCAAAAATTTATGTTTTTGTTCATCTTCTACATCATCAATAAAATCTGTAAAACGAGCAAATGATTGTTTACCCCATTTACTAATATCTTTATCGGAACCAGTAAAAAGATTTTTATTCTTTAGATTTTTATATTTTTCAATATAATCATCAACTTTAGCAGGGTCTGCACCTGTTCTTATCCATTTACTTTTAACGTCTTTGAAATTTTCTAATAAGAAATTAAACATTTTTATCCCTTAAATAATCGGTTATTCTTTCTTCTATCTTTTTCTTTTTCTTTTTGTTATATCTGTATAGTTTGTCATTTGCATACATAGGAACATTGTTCTTACCCATTTTTTTAGAACTAGTTCCTATCTTAGAATCCATATCAACTGGACTTGCATAAATCGAACCAGTTATATTTCCACCACCTGTACCGGCTCCTGCTAATGCATCTTCCTCAATTTTCTTCTTTTTCTTCTTAATCAAAGGTCTACGAAATTGTGTTCCAAAATAATCTTTATATGTTGCAACATCTGAAGTGGTCGTAGCAGGAGCATTACCAACAGGTGCATCTTCTTTTAAATGAAGCATCCTTTTGAGAACCGTAACAACTTCAGGATAGAATTTTGGACTTGATACTCTTGTAGATTTAAGAACAGCTTCTTTTGCCTCTTTCCATTTCTTTTCAATATCTTCTATTGATTTACCTGTTTCTTTTGCATATTTTCTAACGATACTACTTGGCATTTTTTCTTATCCTTCCGGTTCTAATGTTCTTATCTACAATCTTTACATCACCTGCAATATCGGCATCACCACTAATAACCGAATCACCTGAAATATGAGCATCACCGTGAATCCTAGCATTACCTTTTATCTTGGCATTTCCTGAAATAAAACCATCACCATAAACCATTGCTTTATCATAAACCCAACAATTTCCTTTACCTATATTATTGGTATTGGAAACATAACCACCCATTTCACCTTCACGAACATCACCAAAATCTTTAATTGCTTGAATTCTATAAAGATTATATTCTTTACCGTTATCGTCTTTAACAGATTTATCAGAATGAAGACTTGCTAATTTAAATTTACTCTTAAAAGTATTTACTGTTTTGAAAATATTCCTATTTATATCAAAGGTATCCCAAATCCAATTAATTTCGCTCAAATGAGGTTGTCCATCAACCCCATACATATCATACATTGCTTTGTTATCAGCAGACCAAACCGAATGAATCTTATGTGTTCCAAATTCTGAAGGCATAACAATAACTGCAATTTTTCTATATTTTTCATCAACATCATCTGATTTAGATATTATATAATAAGGAGTTACGCCATTAATATCTACATAATCTTCCCAACTTCTACAACCTCTTTCACTCCTAGCAGAAATACACCATTTCGTTCCAGTTCCTAATTTTGCTGATGCTTCATAAGTTTTTGGCAAATAAACGATACATTTGGAATTTTCAAATACAACATCTGCTTTGGTTTTCTTCTCTTTTGACTCTTCTCTTGATTCTCTTTTTTTATTGTGTTCATCAACAAATTTTTTGAATTCGCCAAAAGATTTCTTTAACCACATATAAATATCATTATAAGGTGGTTTAATAATTTGTTCATCTTTTAATGTTTTGAATAATTTAACATATTTTTTAATTTCATCATCAGAAACTTTATCAGAACCCCATACATCTGTGGTAGAATTTTCTCTTATATATTGTTTAAAATTCATTTAGGTCTACCACCTTTTCCAAATTATCTTCTGGAAAATATACATAAGATTCTCCATCACCATTATTAAAAACATTTTCAATACTTTTATGAACTAAAAGGAAAGAATAATCTGTTCTAACATTTGGTTTAAGATTATTCCTACTAAGTTTATAAAAACATCTATCACTTTTATCTTTTCTTACTTCAACAACTCTTCCATATGGAGGAATATTGTCTAAAGTGACACCACTATTTTGTTGTTGTTCAACATTAATACCAAGTATTTTTACTATATCTCCCTCTTCAAAATTTCCGGGGAAATCAAATAAATGTTTTTTCTGTTTCACTTTTAACTCCTTTCAAATGAATAATAAATGAAATCTTTTTGGGGGTCATTATATACTTCTTTGAAACCAGATTTCATATGCGCTTTAACAGAAGGAACATTGACTTTAAATACTTTTGAGAACAAGGTTTTAATACTTAAATCTTTCATCATAAGATTTACAAATCTTAGAAACATATTCTGATTTCTAAACTTTGGGTCTACAACAATTTGTAGAAAAGGAAAATTACCGATGATAGTAATTCCTATAGCACCTATTTTTGTATCATTGGAATCAAGAACGGTATAAACTTCATATTTATAATCTTTTCTTTTAGCCCAACCAAAACCACCTAAATCTTCAGGGTCAATACTCTTTATATAAGCCATATCAGCTTTTCCGAGTTTCAATCCATCTATTACATCTTCGTTTAAAAATTGTTTAAATTTCATTTTATTACCAAATAAGATTATCTGTTTTATTTCTTGGATATTGTTTCATCCATTGTTCTTTTGTTTCTTCATCTACTTTACTTAAATCATCTTCACTAAAATATTCTTTATTATTTTTATCAATAGAATTTTCATTTTGCATTACACCCATACCGCCTTGAGGAAATTGGATTGGTCTTATCGTATAATGATTTATTCCAGAATCTCTATAATCTTTCCAAAATGAAAAAATATAACCATAAGGTTCTGTTTCTTTTAAATTTTTATGAGAAATTTTTATATTATCTTTAATTCTTATAATTTCTCCAACTCTAAAAATTGGTTGGAAATCAAAAAGATTTTTTTCTTCTCTTATGTAACGATAACTTTCCATATTAATGCATCCTATGTTCAATACCGACTTTAAATTTATTCTGCATATACTGTTTAATATGATTATTATTTTGAACAGTATATTTTAATTGAGCTACAAAAGATGAATCACCATGTAAAGCCGTATCTATATCCCACATAGAAAGGTTTATTTTAAGATTATGAAAATCTTCCATATGAAAATATAAACCAATATTACCACCATCAAATAAATTCAAACCTAATAATCTTGACATTTCTTTATGAAGCAGATTACCTTCCCAAACATATAAATTTCCTTTTCTATCAAGAATACCACGAACTTCTATTACATGTTCAGGTTCGGTTGATTTAGGATTTTTATATACTTCTACTGTTTCTCCTTCATGTTTAAATGAATTAAAATATTCCTCATTAACATTTTCTAATTCTAATTCACTTTCAAAAAATTTTACTTGTGACCATTTTATCAATCCATTTCTTCTCCAATTTTTAACTAATAAATTATAACCATTTGGATAAGGAGAAAGTCTATAATAATTTTCAGAAGATTTTTTATTTTCTCCTTGTTCATGAGGGTCGCCATTTATATCATAAATTTTAGCTAAATTTTGTTCATAAGGATGTTCATTAAGCCATACATTTTTATTGTTAATTTTTACTATATCACCCTCTTCAAACTTTGGTGGAAAGTCAAATAAATGTCTTTTTTCTCTTTCATCTATGAATTTTTTAAATTTCATCTTCTTGAATTACTTCCCCTTCGTCCTTTGTTAATCTATCTTCACCAAATGAAACATCTTTTATTGTTATTCTTCTATTATCACCATGATATATTACTGTGCCTTTAGAAGAAGAAAATTTATCTTCAGGCCAAATTCTATATTGATTTCCATCAACATAATCATCATAGTGAAAAACATTTATATCACAAATTATACCTGTATTAAGATTGTATAAATTGCTATTAAAATATAACTGTCCAAAACTATCACTAATTTTAACTCTATCTCCTACTTTGAACTTGGGTGGAAAATCAAAAAGATTTTCTTTTCATAAGTTTCCATATTAAACTCCTATTCATCAATTTTGTATATTATACCATTTTTTCATCCATTTGTAAAGCTTTTTCTTCTTCATTTAACACAAATTGTTTAAAGGTTGATTCGAAAAATGTATGGTCAAAACCAACAGAATAATCCTTTGTTCCCATATATTTTTGAACCCATTTATTATCTAAAACAGTATCATAATCTTCATTATGATGTTCTTTAAAATATTTCATACTATATACAAAATAACTAATATCAACTTTATTCAATCTTGGATATAGTATAGATAAAGAAAAATTGGATTCTTTTCATTTAATTTTTTCTTTATATCTCCATGTAAAGCATACTTCTCACCTGACCAAACATATAAACCAGTTTTGGTTAATATACCTCTATCATATTCAATTCGTTTACCGAAATGTGTTCCAACTTCTTCTTTAGTTGGATTCTTAAAGATTTCGATATCTTCATTATTTAATTTAAATGCATTGTAAAATTCTTCGTTCATTTCTTTATATCTTTATGTAATGAATTCCTCTACTTTATTGAAAACATATTTATGAATATTAACTTCTTCTTGTGGTAAAAGATTTCTATAATTTTTTAATCTTTTCATTGTTATTTTTTCTAATATATTAACATCGTCAACATTACCTTCTTCTGCCATAACATTTGCTAAAACATATAAAACTAAAGCACCAACAAATTCATAATTATCTTCAAGTTTTTTAATTGAATCAAATTTATTAAACCAATCATTTGTCATATAAATTTGAACTAAATCAACTGGATTTCTCCAAGTAATTCCATTAAGATGTTGCATATATATTTTATGATAACTAGACCAATCACCACCACTCATTTTTTCAATAAATCTTGGTATATCAATTGTCTTACCTTTAAATTTGAAAGTTTTGAAATCAAATAAATTTTTTTCTTCACCTTTATATTCATATTTCTTTTCATTAAGAAAACTTTTAAAATCAGATTTAGCCAATACTTTTGTCTTGCATCTTTTACAATAAGGATGACCATTCTTTAAAATAATTCTATCTGATTTTTTACACTTCTTACATTTTGGAATAGCCATTATTCCCAATCTCCATAGGGGCTAGTGTCGCCTTCCTTCTGAACAGATATACCGGAAATTTCAACTTGATTAGCACTATTATCATCATATTCAAGTGGGTCAATTTCAGGCCATCCGGGAATTGCTAATTCATTATCACCTGAAGTCTCTGTAGTAAGCATACCACCTTCCACATCTGCTGCTTGAACATGCATACGATATGTCATTTTCTTCTGAAGGAAAACATTATCTTCTTGTTCAACAGTTGTAATAATATAAACACGATTTTGATATTTTACCCAAATATAATCTCCTGCTCTCGGCATAACATCAGGTTGAACACCGCTATCATCGAAACCGACACCATTCAAAGTTCCCATTGCATCATAGAATTGTTGATGTGATATAATGATATCCATAGCATCAGGAGATTGAAAATTAAATTTATTGAAGATATAAACTTCCTGAATAACTTGAAACCATGCTTTCAAAGGAAATTTGGCTACAAAAGTTGGAAATGGGTCTTCCTCATAAAGTTTATCTTTAGAAGGGTCACGATTTGCTCTCCAAAATTCTATATCATATCCATACTTTGTTATTGCCTCTGTCAAAAATCCTTGATATAATTTCTGTTCAGAAGGAGAATTAAATCTAAATCCCATAATTCACCTCTTTTATTTTTCTTTTTTCATTTTGTTTTTTTAAATGAATTATTAATTTTTCACTACAAGTTCTTCCTATTTTATAACCTAAATTTTCATATTCTATTATTTTTTCTTTTGGAATTCTTGTATTTAATTTTCCATCGGTCATCCATTTATAACCATTAATATGATTTATACCTTCATTCCATGTTTTTTTACCTTTATTCCCTAAACTAACAGCTTTTTTAACTTCATCTGTTCTTGGTATTCCTTTATTCCACGGAATTTTACCTTTACCTTTTTCACTCATTTTCTTTTTAATTTCATTTATATTTGGATTAAAAGTTAATGTATCTCCACCACTTCCACCTGTCGCTATATTATAATTATCATCTTTTTTACAAAAATCTTCATTTACAATTTCAGCTTCTTTATCTGACATTTCTTTTTCATTATCAAAAATAAAAAGAATTTCTTTCTTGAAATTTTCTATTCCATTCTTTTTAATAGCTCTTTTTAAAATTTTACCAGAACCCATATATCCATCATTAATATCATAAGTTCTATGCATACCAATATAAATTTTATTATTTATTAAATTTGTTATTTTATATAATATATAATTCATTTTATTATGCCATAAAAAATCCTAATGGCTCTCCTTCTGTTTTTATAAGTTCCTCATAAAGTGCGTTTTTTTCAGCAGTACCTTCCGCAATCATATTAGCATAATTAAGGATTGCACCACCTGGGATTGTCATACCTGAATATTTGCCCCAAACAGTTCCTAATGCTATTTTACACAATGCAACAGAATATCTCTTTACCCAAAGTTCATTATAGATATCTGAATCCCCTGTTCCGGGGTCATATTGAGTATAACATTCTACTACACCTACGAGTGGGAATATCATATCTCCATTATCATAAGGTGTTGGTGTTACTGTTAAAGTTTGGTCATATTTATTATAATGGATAGAGAATGGAGCAGTTAATTCCAATTCAGTTTGTCTCAAATATTCCAAACCAACTTCATATGAAACTAATCCACTACCAAATGTTCCAGAGAAGAAGTTTAAGAAACCCATATTATACATTTGGTTTAAAGGAGAGAAAAGTGTATTGATACCTTCACCGATTGTTTGGCTTGTATCCATAGACATAACGGAAACAGTTTCAGGTGGAACAGAATATTCACTAACACCACCTGATAATACAACAACAAAAGCATTACGATAAACAGCATCACCAGCATGACGATTAAACAATTGCATCGTATCATCAATAGCTGTATATATTTGTTCTAATTCAATTTCAATGTCAATAACAGGTGCGCCTAATTTGACTTGAATATATTTTGCTAATTGTTGTCTATTTCGTGGATAACCACCACCAAAATTACCTGCAAGTGGAAGTGACATAATAATCTCCTTATCTTCTTAATTGTTCTTCAGTATATTCTAACAATTTTGCCCAATTTGCATCAAATATTTCATCTGCAAATCCTATTTCTACAGATTCTTTAGCTGTTAAATAAACTTCTTCTTTTTCATTCATTTTACTCTTTAACCAATTAGTAATAACTTTTTCTGATTTGTTTTTAAATTTTCCATTTTCTTTCAAAGATTTTACATAAATATCTAACATTGTTTTAGAAGCAATTCTTCCAAAATCAACATAACTTCTTACACTTTTTTGTGTTCCAGAAACATAATCAGTTCCATCGTGAATCATAAAATATGAATTAGGCATGAGGACTCTTTTATTTGCAGCTTGTAAAATTAAAGAACTCATAGACCGAGCATGAGTATAAGAAAGAATAGTTACTGGATTTGGACAACTTTTTATAGCATCGTATATAGCCATTCCTTCAGTCCAAAAACCTCCACATGTTTTCATATGAATTAGAATAGGTTTTTTTGAATTAATTCTCATGCATAAATTTAAATTTCTTATAAACCTATTTGCAATCACATATTCTATACCTGGTTCTCCTAAATCTAACATTTCATTAGAACCAGCAGTATATGTTTCTGCACCAAATAAAAATATTTGATTTGATGAAAGATTTAAATCATATTCATGAGTTTGTTGAACAATGTCTAAATCAGCTTTTTTAACTTTAAGAGTATGGTCTAATGCATAATTTTGTTCTGTTTCGCTCATATATACTCCCTCAATATTATTTATATAAACACACAAAAAGCCGATAGTTTTATAACTATCGGCTTTAATTACTAATTTACTACTAATTTGTTACTAATTAGTATTTTCTTTTGAGTTTACTAATGTTACTGGAAGAGATACCAAATATCCAAATAATGAACCAAGTAAACCACCTACAACCAAACTAACTGTAAGCATTGAGAAGATACCTACCAACATGCCACAAACCACGAATATTCTTGAAAATAGACTTGGTTCAACTGCTCCACCTGTTATCTTGGCAAGTAACGAAATAGCCCCATACCCGCCAAAATAGAAGCCAGGTAACAATCCGACAATTGCAAATAACAATGTTCCTAATGTTGCCCCAATCTTCATTCCTGCCTTTACTGTTAAATTTTTCATTTTGTTTCTCCCTTTTGTAATAGATTTTGATATATCTATATGCAAAAGCTATGCCAAACCCAAGTCTTTGAAATAATTAAATCTGGAGTTGGCATTTCTGAGAAAAGCAAGAATTTATTCGCAAATTATTATATTTTTAAATCTAGTAGAAAACTTTAAATCTTCTTGTATTTTTCAACACTTCCACTATCTAATAAAGACCAAACTATAGTGGAAATAATACCAAGTACATACCAACCACCAATTATGAATAGTATTCTTAACATATCATTTATATTTTAGCATCAATAAAATAAAGAAAATAATAGCAATAGCTATACTTACTCCTTGAGATTTTTTCTGTCTATCCAATTTACGAATTTGTTTTATAGTTTCAGAAGTATAATGTTTACATTCAAAAAGATAACCATGCATAACTTGACATACTTCACAATATCTGCCTACTCGACCGGGAACAACATCACCATGCTTAATGTTTCCAATTGGAATATAAAGCTTGCATCCCATAATTACACCTCACATAATTTATTTTATACTTACAATAACATGGTCATTTTCAATCCAAATAGGACTAATAAACCATTGATTATAAGTCAAAACAACTTTTTGTCCAGAATCTATAGCTGATTGAAGTTTTTCAATAATACTTGGGTCTGATACATTAAATTCCATAATATTAGGAACCATAGATTTTCCATCGGAAGATTCTCTCATTCCACCAACTAAAAGTTCTCCTTCCCAACTCTTCCAAATCAATCCTTTATTTGAAAGTTTAGTAACAGTTCCTGCCCGAACACCATCAGAATAATGAGGATTCACACCTTGACTACATCTTGCTACACAACCACCCATCAAAAATATAGTCAATATTGTTATAATAAAAGTTTTCATTTTATTCTCCTTATCAAAGTTTTACTTTCGGCAAAGGGAATTCTTGTTCATCCCCTTTATATTCATAAGACAAACATGCTCCGTTTGAATCATGGTCTATAAAATGTTGGTTGCAATAGTAATACTTAAATTCATCCTTTATACAATTTTTACAAGATTTATTATTGCAACCAATCACTTGACTTTCCATATTCACCTCTTAAAAAATATCTTCAACATTAACCTTTTTCATCCAACTGATACCAATTTCCTTTGCTGTCTTCAAAATAACATATTTTAGACATTCATTTACAGGAGTATTTCTATCTCTCTTAAAGGTATCTCCAACTTCTTGCAAATCTTTTAATGCTTCTTCCTGACCAAACTTACGGTCAAAATTATCTCTCGGTGAACAGAAAGAAAATCCTATTGCAAATTCTGTCAATTCATCATTCAAAGGAAGTGTAGCAACTGTAACCTTACCTGCATTTACCCTTCCACGAAGTAGAGTACCATCATACAAAGTAGCAACAACTTTTTCTTTGATGATATTCAATGTCCTATAACGAACTTCCTTTTCAGGTACAGGAATGTCAAAATCAGGTTCAGAAAAATCTACATCAATAGCTTTAATTATTGACGATTTTCCAAAAATAGCAGTTAACAAAATTCCAAGTGCTTCTAGTTCTTCGTTTTTCATAATTTTCTCCTTATATCATTCCTAACAGTTTAGCTCCAATAAACAAATAACTTATCCCCAATATCATAGGTACTACTTTAAAAACCAAAGTGCTTATAAATTTTTTGGTATCCATAAGAAAAGCCATAGTTACTAACAAAATTCCTGTAACAAATGGAACAACAGAAATAAATTTTACCGTACCTTCTGTCCACATTGCTTTCTCTCCTTTATTTAGTCTGAGTTTTTTGACACTTCGTACAATAAAATCTCATACCTTCTATACGACCTGTCTCACTATAAACTCTCGCAAGAATTGTAGATTCACCACAACACTTAGGATTTGGATTTTGGATTACAGCTTTCTTCTTTGCATTTTTTGCGTTTTTGCTTTCAACAACTGCTACATCTTTCTTAGCCATTTTTATATCCTTCCTTTTTTGAATAATTAATTGCTGTAGACATATAAAGAAATATGGCACTTCTTAAACCTTTACCACCTTCTTTAAGTAATTCAGAATGTGCATATCTTGTAGCATCATCAACAAGTTGATTAAAATCTATTTTATTTGCATCATCAACAAGTTGATTAAAATCTATTTTATTTGCTTTAGTATTTTCTATTCTTAATTTAGTAGACATTTATTATCTCCTTACGAAACATTTTAAAAGTCTTTCTTGCATATTTTCCGACATATCCGAAATTATATCAGATATTGATTTATCCATCATCTTTCTCTTTTTAAATAAAACACTTGACATATAACCATGTTCATTAACTGCAAGAGCAAAATCTTTCTGACTTTCAATGTCTTTATACTTATACCACACTTCATTGATTTTGTCAAGCATTACTTTATGTGCATCAATATAAGGCTGAAACAAAGGTCTATCTTCACCGAAATAAGAAAGATATTCCTCATGGTCATTTTCCATTACCAATTTTATTACTCTACTTTCAGAAAGTACACCATTTTCTCTAAGGTGAGCAATTGCAAGATAAGAAGGATTTTTTATCTTTAAACGGAAACCATCAGCCCATTTACAAACATAACCTTCTTCAAGTGCTGGAAGCTTACTTGCGTTTTCGATAACTTCCTCAAAAGAATTAAGATTATATGTATTAGGCATATCAACACCAAGAAGTTTTGAAGCATGTAAAACATTACCATAATCTAATTCCAGACCTGTTCTTTTATCTCTAATGGTAAGAAGATAAACCTTATAATCTGAATAAGGAGTTACCACCCTTGTTTCAGGTGATACTAATTCAAATACAAAAGTATAATCGGTCATATCATCAGTTAATTTATTAATATCAAAAGCTTTATCGAATACAGAACGATAAGACCTACCAAAACCATTCTCACCTTCAGCAAAAGCCATACTACGAGTTGCTACATTCCATTTACCATTATGATGATAACAAGTAATTAAACTACCATCTATTTTATCGAAAACAATAGCATCATTAATTGATTTTAAATAATTAGATGTACCTTCACCATAATTAAAGAAACGGTCAAAAGACCTTGCTACAACTTCATAAGTATCACGATTAAGAATTAAACCACGACATTCCATAATGATAGGGTCTGTTTTAGGAGAATCAATTTGGTTATAATTAAGAACAACAAGACCCTCTTCAGGATAATCTCTTATCTTTAGATTATAAGGTTCTTTTGATAGAGCATCAAGTGTTCCACCATCTTTTAGAAATTTCTGAACATTAAGCATTTTAACTCCTAATAATTTAAAATGGTGGGTCGGATAGGTATCGAACCTATAACCTACGCCTTAAAAGGGCGTTGCTCTACCATAATTGAGCTACCGACCCATTGGTAGGGGTAACGGGATTCGAACCCGTAGCGTTTCTAATGTAGATGATTTTAAGTCATCTGCGGCTCGCCAATTACGCCATACCCCTAAATTAATCCGCTTTATACTC